ATTCATAACTACCTATACTGCTCACAAATCGTGGGTAGTATCTGGTAGTCAGTTTGGTGCTTATGGGATTCAAGTAATCCCATCAGCAAATGGAATTTACTTAAACAGTCTTCAGCAGTTATACTACCCAACAAAAGTATCAGGAAGCGCTCCATCGCATTCTTTTGATTACTACTACCAAAGCACACTATACAATTCACAATCAAGGGAACTAACAACTGGTTCGTTTGTTATATCAATACCAAGAAACCTAACAGGTACTCATATCAATCCAGGAATTGGAATGAGCTTCTATATACAAGATGTACAACAAATCATTTACGTAAGTCAATCCTATTGGGCAGATAACTACACTGATGATCCTACAATATTCAACAATATAGATGTAGTAGGATTAATAGATGATGGAGAAGGAAATCTATATGCAAGTGGAAGTAGCCCTAGAAACTACTTAGGGGATATTATATATCCGCACGGTATGGTAATTATAACAGATCCAGATTATGCATCACTACTATCACAAGCATGGGCAGGGTACAATCCTTTTGATGAAGAGCTAGAAGTAGGGCCACCAAGAAATACCGCTACTAGAAACAACTTAGAACTAAGATGGGAATCAAGCCAACCAATTTTTACACACAACTATCACTGTAAGATACGAGATTTTGAATTCAACTATACATATAATTCAACCGCTACAAGTAGCTCATTAGGTGCTATTTATGATAATAACGCAGAGTTATACTCAACAACAGGAAGTATATCTAAGGGAGACCTAAACAACAACGTAACAGGTAGTGATTTTACACCATACTTTACTACAATAGGACTATATAACGATGCAAATGAACTAGTAGCTGTAGCTAAAACAACTAGACCGGTACCAAAATCTGCTAACACAGATATGACAATAATAGTAAAAATAGATATATAAAATGGCAATAGTATTAAGAGCAGACAAAGGATCAGCTTTAACCCACGATCAAGTAGATACAAACTTTACATCATTCATCTACTCCGCATCTCTATCAGGAGGTACGTTAACCCTATTTAGAACAGGAAGCACCGCACTAGGCATAGCTAGAGCAAGTTCATCGTATAGCTTAGTAACAGATGGTTTTTGGACAGGATCTGCAAGTAATATAAGCAGACTGGGAACAGTAATAGTAAGTGGTTCCTTTCTAAACGGAACTGCAAACACAGCACCAGGAACTTTTGCACATGCACAAGGACTAAGTACTCAAGCAACAGGAAATTATTCACACACAGAAGGATACCTAACACAAGCAACGGGACTATATTCACATGCAGAAGGTCAATCAACTCAAGCAACAGGAACAGGATCTCACGCAGAAGGACTTAGTACCCAGGCTAGAGGATTATATGCACATGCAGAGGGCTATATATCTGTAGCAACAGGTTCATATTCCCACGCAGAAGGAGTCTCTTGTGAAGCATTAGGGGCATACTCTCATGCAGAAGGTAATACCTCGACAGCAATAGGTAACAGTTCTCATGCAGAAGGACTAACAACAATAGCATCAGGACAAGCATCTCATACTGAAGGATCAAGTACTCAAGCCACAGGAGACTACTCACATGCCGAAGGTCAAGCTACAACCTCACAAGGAGATTATTCACATGCTGAGGGAACTTCTACAACCGCTGAGGGATTATACTCTCACGCTGAAGGTGAAAGTACAACAGCACTAGGGGAAGCATCACATGCAGAAGGAAGAGGAACTAACGCAACAGGACTATACTCACACGCTGAAGGTTTCGATACAATAGCATCAGGATCATATTCACATGCAGAAGGAGATGGTTCAACATCAATAGGGCAATATTCACACGCTGAAGGAACTACTACACAAGCAATAGGACACGGATCTCACACAGAAGGACACTTTGCAGCAGCATCAGGTTCCTATTCGCACGCAGAAGGACGATCTACAGTAACATCAGGATCATATTCTCATGCGGAAGGACAAAGTACAATAGCAAGAGGCCTTGCATCACATGCTGAAGGATCAGGATCTATCGCATCAGGTACCGGTTCTCATGCAGAAGGGTTAGGTACATTAGCATCAGGAGATTATTCCCACGCTGAAGGATTCTCAACAGTAGCATCAGGATATGGAGCTAATGCAGAAGGATATGCTACAGTAGCAGCAGGAACCCTTGCCCATTCTGAAGGAACATTTACATCAGCTTCAGGATACACAGCACATTCGGAAGGATCTCAGACAATAGCTCAAGGAAACTATTCACATGCGGAAGGTCAATTCACAATAGCACAAGGAAACTGGTCTCATGCAGAAGGACAAAATACAACATCAGTAGGAAGTCATTCACACGCTGAAGGGAATATAACAACAGCATCAGGAGATTACTCACACGCAGAAGGATTAGGAACGGTAGCATCAGGCCCATATCAGCATACACAAGGACAGTATAATATATCTTCCTCAGTACAAAGCGCATTTATTATAGGAAATGGGGTGTCAGCAGGATCTAGGAGCAATCTAGTATTTGCAGCAGGTACAACATTTCAAGTAACTGGTTCACTAAACGTAACCGGATCACTTAGTTTAAGAGATGGTGCACAGGGTGCAGGATATATTCTAACATCTGACGCAAACGGAGCATCAACTTGGTCACCTTCCTTTGCAATAGAATCAATAGTAACAACAACAAGTATTACAACAGAGACTACAGGTAGTGCAGGTCTATCGCAAAGAGGTAGATGTGTAATTATCGATAATGGAGCAAACAATATAAACTTGACAGTAAATGGAAGTGCAGGATTTACATCAACGTATATTAAGCACGGAAGTGGTAGTGTATCTTTTGTACAAGGATCAGGAAGAACCCTAATACCAGTAGACGGAACACTAGTACTTAACGGAACATCAGGCTCAACAGCAACAGTAATCAGCTACAGTACATCAGACTACCTTAGAGTTAACAATGCATAATACACAATAGTATGTACAATAATATATTTTATGAATTTGGTAATGGAGTTGAGTATGAACCAGAATACCTGGCAGTATTATCATATGCAACATCTCAAGGATATGCTCTTCCCAAGAGAGATCAAAATAATAAAAATAATAAGAAAATAAAAAGACTAAAAGAAGAGGGAATTTTTAGTGAATTAGACGTACTATATAATTTTAAACAAGCAACAGGTTTAGCAAACTTTAGCACAATAAATTGGGTGAATCCAGGTACATATAACGTAACTCAAAGTAACTCAGCATTTGTTCCATTTTTTGAAGCAGATAAAGGATATAAAGGACATGAAGCTAGTGGTAGTTTTTTCTCAACTAATTATATACCATCAACAAATGCTACAAACGCTATACTAGATGATGTAGGTGTTTTCTTTAAAACATATGATGAAATATCAGGTTCAGTAGCAGGTACTAGAAATAGTTCATTTAACAATTTTAGCATTGGAAAATCAACTGTCGGTCATAGTACTACAATCCTACACGGTACAACAGGTGGCGGTGCTGTAACTAGAACCGTTGCTGATGCTGCTTCACACATAGTACATGCAAAAAATAATGACACACATAGCTACTATGTAAATGGTGTATTTACTACTAGTTCAATATATTCTTCAACTTCATCATTTTTAAGCTCATTTGAATTAACTGTATTTGCAAATAATTTAGCAGGTGTACCGAGTCAACTATTTACTGGTGGTATAGAATATTTTGCACTAGGAAGTTCTTATGTAGGAGGTAAAGCAGCACAATTGGCAAGTATATTTAGTTATTAAAAATAAGAATAAAATGTGGTTATATAAAGATAGAGAAATAAACGAACTTACAGATATGCCCGAACCTCAACCGTTCGGGTTTATCTATGAAGTAACACATATACCAACCGGTAGAAAGTACTTAGGTAAAAAACAACTAATTTCAGTTCAAAATAAACCTTTAGGTAAAAAAGAACTAGCACTTCTTACAGATAAAAGAGCAAGTAAAAAGAAACAGGTAACAAAAGAATCTGATTGGAAAACATATTACGGATCTAACCCAGAAATAAAATCTATAATAAAAGAAGGAAAGCAGTCGGAATTTAAAAGAGAAATTATTATCTTTGTACAAACAAAGAAACTACTAACTTATTACGAAAATAAATTCCTATTTATTAACGAAGTAATTGAACCCCATACAAACTATATAAATGATAATATAGAGGGGAGATATTTCAAAAAGGATTTCTTATGATAAAATTACAAGAGATAGTTGGATTGCCAACCCTTCAATACCATTTAGATAACAAACTGACGTTATCTGAGTGTATCTACCGTTATTCCTCTGATTCGTTTGTACAATTATTTGCTGAGGCAAGACAAGGTGTTAGAGACGGTAAAATTGCACTAAATGAATCCGATCTAGATCTTATTGAAAATACAGATATTGGAGAGTACGGTTTATTTGGAGGAGTAAAAGTTCCTTTAGATTTACCACTACTAAACGAACAAGAACTTGAGGAGGCTGAATATAAAGGAAAAGATATTGCGCTCAATAAACCTAAAAGGGGAGGACCAAAAAAATTCTACGTTTATGTAAAAAATCCAAAATCAGGTAATGTAAAAAAAGTAAACTTTGGTGACTCAGGAAACCTAACAGTTAAGCTAAACGAACCAGGAGCAAGAGCAGCATTTGCAGCAAGACATAAATGTGCTAGCAAAAAAGATAAAACAAGTCCAGGATACTGGTCATGTAACATTGGAAGATATTGGAAATCATTAGGAGGAAGCAAAAACTTCTCAGGATATTGGTAACATGAAACCATACACACAGAACCAAAA